CGGTGGGTTTACTAGTTGTTGATATTGTTGTGCGTTTGTTATGGCCATTTATCTATTCTATTTTGTTTTACCAAATAAATCAAGGCTCGGCATCATAACAGTTACATCTCTTCGGATGTCATCTGGTAATATTCCCTTAGATTTCCACTCATTATCATCTTTGTAGATCTCCCCTGTCTTTTTATTTGATATTTTTTCTATTATCTTATCCGGTGTTATTGTTGGTATGTCGCTCATTATATTGTTGTCTCCTTTTTAATATTTAAATAGCTAATTGCTACATCAAATGAGTCTGATGAGCTTGATAAAACTGTAAAACTATCACCACCTTCAACCACTAAAGGTTGAGTAAGTAATTCTGTTGTAACATTTGCAGTCAAAGCTGCTGATTTTATAGTTGTAATACTGTTATTTGTAATTGTCACAGTAGGTGTACCAGCTGATGTGACTAATATAGATTTAATAACATAAGTTTCACTAACCAAAGGATTACCTGATCCGAATGGAGTTAATGCAGCTCCACTTGTACTATTA